AACATTGTCACCGTCATCAACAACAGTAACCGATGGGAATTTTGCAAGTCCGTGTGCCACTGTCCAGCTTGACGATGCGCTTAATTGCGTATGTGTAAATGTTTTGTCGTTTTCACCGTAGAGCACAGATATAACAGCTGTATCGTCTAGGGTAATTGTACCGTTTGAAGAAAGTACATCTACATTCATTTCTATCACGTCTCCAGAGAGAATATTAATAGTTTGAATGCGGTAAATACCAAATTGTGTGCTATTGCTGCCGTTAAAGACGTACATAACACCATCATTAGTACGCAGTTCTTCTAAATAAGCGTATATATCGTTGTTTGATAAGTTGTTGCGGTTAATATAAACCGTATCAATGCCAGAGAATGTAGTATTGACTTCAGATTTGTTATTAAAAGATATTTCACCTTTTAATAAATCCGCATAGTTTTTCGTTTGCTTGTATATATAAACGAATTTATTACCTTGTATGGCATCTTGCTTACCAAAGAAATCTGTAAGGTCTGATAGCAGATAATTCCTGGTCTTCCGCGTTGACCCGTCAGAACCGATTACAAAGTCACTAGAGGTGACTTCTTGATCAAACCTGTATTTACTTATTCTAGCCATTTAATTGTGCTTTTAAATCGTTTATTTGCCGTTGTTGGTTATCAACTATTTCTTTTAATTCTTGGATAGCTTTTACTGTCGCTGCTAGAATTGGTCTATCTTTTAGTCCAATAAAAGTGCTTTCTATATTTGAAGCATCTACCGATGTTTCTTCTATATATGCTTGTGGTATTACTTTTTTTACATCTTGCGCTATAAATCCAAGTTCTTTTTCTGCTAAATTATTATCCGACAACATTCTATATAATGTAGGCTTTAATTGTAAAACCTCATCTAAACCTATATTTGAATCTTCAAAATCTTTTTTCTTATTTTTATCAGATAAAGCGGTATAAGTACCGGTCGATGAGTTTATAGAAGCAATGTTTCCTGCTCCATTGTAGAAATATGTAACGCCTCCAACATTATACCAACCATACCAATTTGAAGCAATTGTTACACCTCCTGATCTATTTTCAAAAAAGAAACCGGCATATGGTCCTTTAGAAACTATTTCGTCATTTACATGAAGAGAAGTGGGCCCAAAATTACTGGCCCCGACGCTTGGTGTTGTAGTACCTATTAAAACTCTTCCTCCACTCGTTATGCGCATTCTTTCCGCATTAGACGTACTAAGTGTCAAATTATTACCAACCGCTCCGATTGATAAAGTAGGATAACCCGCGTCTAAAGTGGTTGAGGGATCAGCTATTCCAATATAAGCGCCTGAATCAGTAGAACGGAAAGCAGCAACAGTATTTGTAAAACCTGAATTAACATCTAACTGAGCAGTAGGGGTTTGATTTATACCTACTTTACCGTTATTGTCTATGCGCATAGCCTCTGTTAGAGTTGCGACTGAACCGCTTGACGTTGGCTGTACGTAAAAATTTAAACCGGTCTGATCTATATCGCCGTATGTTTGCATTCCAATAGCAGCAAGTTTTCTTCCCGTTGTATTTCCAAAGCCTATTGCGGTATTAACTGTATTTGCGGATAATGACGGTTTTCCAATAAACAATCCAAAACCTGAATGATCACTGTCATTAGAGTTTAATGTTAATGCACCCGTGTTTACTGATGTTAAAGCTGCAATAGGGTCTGTCGTTCCTATTCCTACGTTACCCGAAGAGTCTATGCGCATCCTTTCTGTGTTATTCGTACCGAATCTTAGGTATGAATTTTCAAACAAATATACTTGACCATACGTTCCGTTCCAACCAACTCTTAAACCATCGCTTAAGCCACTTCCACTATTGCTATCTGTGAATTGAATTTGAGAACCTGTGCCACCATTATGAACGTGAACATTTTGTTGCGGACTATTCGTCCCTATCCCTACGTTCCCCGCGCTCGTTATGCGCATTCTTTCGTTTAACCCTCCTGATAAAAATCTTAAATCAGTAGTTGAGTACATATAGACCGAATCCTGAACTACTGATGCAGCCACAGATGCGTTTCCATAACCGAACGCTCCTTTTGCACTTCCTGAATTATTATATAAATCAATAGCAGAATATCCACTTGCAGATGTGCTTTGAATACCCATAACTGCTTCAGCAGAAGTTGGATTTACAACAAAAAGTGGTTGTCCACCTATAGCAGCTGTGTTCCCAATCAAAACGTTACCAGCAGAAGTAATCCGCATTCTTTCCGTGAGCGATCCGCCGTCAGGTCTTGTTGAAAATTTTAAACTACCACCAGTGCCTGTTGATGTAGGATCATTAATAGCTGTTAAACTTACAAGCGTACCATTATTAGTAGCATCTGTGCTTATAAATTTAATTTCACCCACTTGGTTTCCTCCCCAACTTCTATTGCCAGCTAATTCTAAAATACCCCATCTTTCTGTTTCAGGAGAGGCGATTGTAAGAACTCTTGTTCCAGAAATAGCGCCTAAATCAGGACTCGAAGTGCCTATCCCTACGTTGCCCGATGTATCTAAAAATAACCGAGCTGTATTTACAGTACCTAGCGCCAATGAATAACCCGCTCTTGTGCCTAAGTAGAAATCTGTGGCGCTACCTGTACCTAAAATTCCTTTATTAGAACCCATATCAGCATATGCAGTTCCACCGGTTTCAAAGGTTAAACTACCGCCATCGGTAGGGGCGTTCAGTGTTAAAATTCTAGTAGCGCTTCCGCTTGTAAACTTACCCTGTATTGAAACATCAAACGTAGTTCCATTATCACTAGCGGAGCTATTGCCAATAGTATCAGCGTCTATAAACTTAGGGATGTAGTTAGCAGTTCCTGTTCCATCAACTTTAGAGGCTAATGCATTCGTAACAGTTGTTGCAAAGTTTGGGTCGTCCCCTAAAGCAGCCGCAAGCTCGTTTAGCGTATCTAATGTACTAGGCGCCGCATCAACTAAGTTAGCCACTGCGGTTGTAACATAGCCTTCCGTAGCGTATGTATTAGTAGTTAAATACCCGCTCAAGATAGAGTCAAGTCCACCTGAAGCTATATTTGTAGCGGTTATAGTTGCCGCGGCTATTAAATCACCTGTTACTTTTGTATTTGCCATCTACTTAAGGTTTTGTAGGATAAATAATATTATTAATATCTACCGTAGCGGGTAGATCCCGTAATTCTTTTCTGTATGTTTGCCATGCTTGTTTTTGCTCTGCTGTAAGCGGCGCATCTGGCATTTGTGTCCAATCACTTTTCTCAAGCAAGTAATCTCTTTCTTTTCTAAGATGAATGAATTTTATTTCAGTTTCTTCGTCTGTAGTTATTGGTAAATATACATGCTCGCCATTGATTACTTTACATCTATAGGTTACCGCTTGCTGCCACTGTTCTTCGCTAAGTTCAATGTAGGGCCGTAGGATATTTTCTTCTTTATGTATTTCATCATTAAAGAAAGCCCTGTATTCTCCGTCTTCGTTATAGTGTCCAAAATATCTCATATCAATAACCTATTGCAAACCAATAAAAATCATAAGGATCATCTGTTATTGCGGTAAAGCCATTAACTGTTGGAGAATCCCTAACATAACCTGACCCATCGTTTGTTCTTCCTTGCGTGCCAGTTCTTCTTAATGTTATACCAACATATGTACACGCGGTAGGAAAACTGACATTAAAAGAAGTAGGTACAATTGTTGTAGTTGACGTTTTACACCCCCATTGTATTATAATGCCATTAAATAATGTTTTCCACCCATTAGCACCTGTTGGATTTATTCCATAGCTAATTTGATCTGCCGCAAATGTTAAATTACTTGTCCCAGCAAAACCAGATCCATATATAGTGCCTAAATTAGTGTCGCCAATATCCCAGCCATAGCCGCTGCGCATAGAAAGAACAGGGTCATAACCCGCTAATCCGCCAAACGTTTCAATTGTTATCGTGCTTCTTAGTGAACCGCCCGCAAAAAAACTGCTTGTTCTTAATTCACCTACTTGTGTGCCTAAATAATTATTAAAGCGTATTTTACCTGTTTGACTGTAAGCCGCATCAGATGCGCCTAATGTAATAACGTTATTGGCTATATTAACAAGGCCTGCAGTTAATTCGCCGGAGAATGTCCCACTACCGTTAATTGTTAATGTTGTACCATTAAATGACAGCTTATCTTTTAAAGAAAACTGTCCAGCATTGTCTAAGTAAAATCCAGTAGTGGAAGTATTAAATACCCCAGTGCCTTGGTATAATTTAGTATTTGTTATTGTTACAACACTGCTAAGATTATCAGTAACCCCTTTAGCTCCGTCTGCTGTAGATTGCGCGGTACTAATTGCTGTAGCTGTTGGTCCAGAACTAAGTGATAACCCAGACGATGTTAATGAAAAACCGATACCGGATATACCAGAGCTATTTATAGTAACGCCACCACCTATGCTTATGCTTGATCCAGAATTTGTTAAACTAAGCCCTGAATTATTTAGGCTATAACCTGTACCTGAAACACCGCCAGTAAACGTACCGGATGCTCCTGATATATCACCAGAAAAAACAGCATTACCAGAACCATCTATATTGAGCTGCGTTACGCCGCTTCCGTTTTGAATAACAAAATCAGAAGTATTAAATATAACTTGACTTATAGGGGTTCCTGCTCCAGAAGAAGATGCAGATTTAATTTCCATGCCAGTAATAACACCGTTGGCCTGCGCACTCACAAAGTACCTGGATTCTGCAAATCCATTTGCTTCAGCGGCCGCATCAAATCCTTGCTGCGCCAAAGCCCTGGTCGCTACAAGGCCAGTGTTTGCGTCTGTGATTACGGCTTCTACTGCACTAATACTACTGGCATTTACAGCATCGCCGGATATCCTTGCATTGTCAACTGTTGTAATTGAACCTTGTAGTGTAGTAAAATTGTTAGTTACTGTTGTACTGAGTGTACTTATATTATTTACGTTAGTATCAATCCTACCGGTCTGCGTATTTAAATTTGTTTGGAGGGTTGTTATATTACCCTGTACATTTGTTATGTTGCTTTCTGCTGTTGTAACCCTTGTGCCCAGCCCTGTAATTGCTATAGCGTTTGCTTCAACATCCCCGGTTACATTATCTACCGATGTTTCAATCTGCTGGATATCAGTTATAATACCCGTAATATCTGTTTGTGCTGTAGATACATTGGTTTGCAGTATCGAAATATTCGACGCGTTTGTTGCAATATTCCCTGTATTACCGTTTACGGTTGTGGTAAGGGATGTAACATCGGTTTGTGTGTTTAATATATTTGATTCAGCTGTTGTAACCCTGTTAGTCAACAAACTTACCTGGGTGGCCTGCGTTGCAATGTCGTTTGTATTTGTATTGACGTCTGTAGTAAGGGTTGTTACATCTGTTTGTACAGCCGTAACATCAGCGGTAATGGTATTTACGTTTGTAGTGAGTAACGATATATCCGATGCGTTTGCTGTAACCTCACCTGATAAGGTATCTATTGAGCTTTCAAGTACTGTTACATCAATTTTAAGTGTAGCTATATCTGTAGTAGCTGTATCTACAACTGTTCCAAGAGAACTGAGCTGTGTGGCGTTTGTAGATATATTACCTGTATTTGTATTTACAACCGTTTCAAGCGAAGTAAAATCTGCTTGCAATGCCGTTACATTTGCCTCTGCCGTTGTTGTTCTAACGCCCAGTGCCGTAATAGCCGTTGCATTAGCTGTTATAGCTCCTGTATTTGTATCTGTTGCAGCCACAACATTAGTTACGTCAACCTGCAACCCTTGCACATTTGTATCAATCTGGTCTACAAAAGCACTTAAAGAATTAAACGATGCTTCTGTTGCATAAGCGGTTGAGGTTGCTAGGCCTAATACTTGGTTAGCAAATTCTTCATTGATATCCGCAATGGTGAATAAGAAATCCGCAAAAGCCTGTGGTATGGCACTTAAATTGGATAAAGCTAATTCTGTAAATGTATCTGGCACCGTGCTTATAACGGCTACCAAATCGTTTGCAAAGTTAATTGATATATTAGCTAAACTACCGTCCTCGTTTACATCGCCTAAACTATTAGCCAGGTTGGTCCAGTAGGCATTAATCGCTGCTAAATCGTAATTGACACCTTCAACGTCAAAGTTCTGGCTGAAGTATTCTGCTAGATCCGTTAACTTGTAGTTCTTTGTTTTGTATATAGGCTGGTTATTAAGTATGCCCTCATATGAAGAACCTAAGATCCTGTCTTGGTTCGTTATATTGGTATCCCGTGCATAGCTCCGTATTCTAGCCATTACTTCGTGTTGTTCTTCTTGGTTCCTTTGCCGTGTCCACCACGGTTTGCTTTAACTGAAACAAAACGCTTCTTCGTATGGTCATAGTCCTTACCATTTAAATCCATACCGTTTCTCGCAGCCTTTCTGCGTTTACGTTGGTTCTCTGCCTTCATCTTACGGCGCCTATCTGTTTTAGCATATGCTAAGTCCCGCTTCTTCTTTGCAGCCGCGGCGGTTTTAGATAATCGTTGTTTCATATTAATCTATATCACATGTATTTACGTATATTAAATAATATTTAAAGCGTGACAATAGCCCCTTATTAAGGATATATATATAAGCACCTAATGTCGCACTTTTGTGCGGCACATAATGATCAGTGTTGAGGTGTGTGAAAAACTTGATGAGATGATTAGAGTTAATGTATTATACACATATTTTACGACATACACCCCAATTAGGAAATCA